TCTCAGGGCAGCAATTCTACAAAGCCTGCGGTGATCTTCTAGAAGGCCTAGTCAATCATCGAGTAGTTCACAATGGGCAGGCTGAGTTTATCCAGCAGATGAATAACTGTGCAGCTAAGGTCAATGACAGCGCATGGCGCATCATCAAACGCAAGTCAGCAGGTGACATCTCAGCCCCTATCGGGATCGCAATGGCAGTAAGCAAGTTAATGATCCCTCAACCTAAGCCACAGATTTATACCTAGACACACCCTATGTAATATGTCAAATGCTTGACATGTGCTACCATTTATGTCTATGGGTAAATTATTGCAAGCCTTTGGTCTAGAATCTAAGCCTCTACTAGAAGCACAGTCTGCGCCTCAAGTTCTTGGCGAGTATTCACCTTATGCAATGCCATTCCAGTATGCATTTGTCAGCAGAGAAGATGCTCTTTCCGTACCTGCGTTACAAAGATGCCGCAACCTTTTAGCGGGAACTATCGGAGCAATTCCTTTAGAGCTTTACAAAAAATCTACCAATGAAGAACTCGGTTCGCCTGCATGGTTAGAGCAACCTTCATATTCACAGCCACGCTCTGTCACTATTGCTTACACAGTTGAGTCCTTGCTTCTATATTCGCAAGCCTTCTGGAAGGTTGTTGAAGTTTATCAGGAAGATGGCAGACCATCTCGCTTTGAATGGATCGCTAACAATCGCGTAACAATTACTTTAGATAGCACTAACACATTTGTTAAATCTTATGCAGTCGATGGCATGACATTACCTATGGATGGATTGGGATCTCTTGTCACCTTCCAGTCTTTATTGCCGGGAATTCTCAACACAGGTATCCAGACAATTCGCGCTGCGATTGATGTACAAAAGGCGGCAGCGATTGCAGCTAGTACTCCGATGGCAACGGGTTACATTAAGAACACAGGCGCAGATTTAGATCCTAAAGAAGTCTCTGGATTACTTGCAGCATGGAAAAATGCTCGCAATAATCGCAGCACTGCTTACCTAACTTCTACTCTTGAGTATAATCCTGTTTCATTCTCACCTAAAGAGATGTTATACAACGAGGCAATTCAGAATCTAGCAACTGAGATTGCTCGTCTTTGTAATGTGCCTGCTTATTATGTTTCAGCAGAAATGAATAACTCAATGACTTATGCCAACGTCCAAGACGAGAGGAAGCAATTTCTCTTGCTATCTTTGCAGCCTTTTGTATCGGCGATAGAAGATCGCTTGTCTATGGATGATATTACTGCCCGTGGAAATGTAGTTAAGTTCGATATTGATAAGAACTTCCTACGCACTGACCCACTTGCAGAATTAGCAGTAATCGAAAAATTACTTAGCCTAAACCTTATTACCCAGGAGCAGGCTATGGAAATGACTGATCTAACACCTAACGGAAGTCAAGGTATGGAATGAACCAAGTAATTACCTTCTCAGCTGATCTAACAGCAGACTCAGCAAGTCGCACAGTATCAGGCAAAATTGTGCCTCTCAATGTCGAAGCAGGATCTACAAATATGGGCAAAGTTATCTTTGCTTCTGGATCAATTGACATCGCAGATGTTAAAGCAATTAAATTGCTAAGCCAGCACGATGCAAAAAAGCCTCTCGGTCGCATGGTTTCATTTAGCGAATCAGAAGATGCAATCAACGCAGTCTTTTCTGTAAGTCGCTCACAGCGCGGTACAGAAGCTCTGATCCTTGCAGAAGAAGGATTGCAATCAGGTTTGTCAATCGGGGCAGAAGTCCTAAAGTCAAAGATCAAGGATGGCGTGACTTATGTATCCGCTGCTCGCTTGGTCGAAGTAAGTTTAGTAACCGAGCCAGCATTCAAGTCTGCTCAGGTTACTGATATTGCGGCAGAAGAATCTGCCGTAGAAGAAACAATCCAACCAACAGAAAGCGAGACAGCCACCGTGGAAAACACCACTCCAGCAGTCGAAGCAACACCAGTTGAAGCACCAGCGGTTGAAGCTGCTCGCCCAACTGTTTCAGCAGCATACTTTACAAAGCCACGCATCGAAGTAACAGCAGCTAAGTACGCAGAAAACACAATCCGCGCAGCACTAGGAGATGAGTCGGCTCGTCAATACCTACTTGCAGCAGATGACACAACAGATAACGCAGGACTTGTTCCAACACGCCAACTATCTGAAATCATCAACCCACTAGGTACAACAATCCGTCCATCAATCGATGCAATCTCTCGTGGAGTGCTTCCAGATGCAGGTATGACTTTTGAGATCCCAAAGATCACAGTTATGCCAACAGTCGGAGAAGTTGCAGAAGGCTCAGCATTTACAGAGACAGATCAGAACTCAGCGTTCTTGTCAGTATCAGTAAAGAAGTACGCAGGACAGCAGACATTTTCTGTTGAACTTCTAGATCGTACATCTCCAGCATTTTTTGATGAGCTAGTTCGCAACATGGCAGCAGCTTACGCAAAGACAACAAACGCAGCAGTAAACGCAGCCTTAATCTCAGGCGCAACAGCAGATGCAACAACAACAGTTACATACCCAACAGCAGCAGAGTTGCTAGGTATTGTTGCTCGCGGTTCAGCATCAGTTTATGCAGCAACTGCAGGACTACCTAACCCATTCGCTCGCAACATGGTCGTATCAACAGGACAATGGTCTAACATCATGTCTCTAAACGATGCAGGCCGTCCAATCTACACAGCTTCACAGCCAATGAACGCAGGCGGTCAAGTAGCACCTACATCATTGACAGGTAACGTTGCAGGACTCAACCTATATGTTGATCCAACAAATGGTGGCGATGGCGATGGAACAATTCTAATCGTTAACCCAGATGCTTACACATGGTACGAGTCACCAACATACCGCCTACGCGCAGAATCAACTGCAGCAGGACAGGTAACTATCGGCTACTACGGCTTTGGAGCAATCGCTACTAAGGTCGGCGCAGGCGCATTCAAGAATAACAAGGCGTAATTAGCCACACTTAAGTCGCTCTGGGGAGTAGTAGCCCTCTACTCCCCAGAGTCTTTAGAAAGGACATCATGGCACTTACAACAGTTGCAGAACTCCGTAGCACTCTCGGAGTCGGTACTTTGTATCCAGATGCAACCTTGCAGGAAGTGTGTGATGCAACAGATGCAGTCCTGCTTCCAATGCTTTGGAGTCCTACTTACTTCTCAGTAGCTCATGGAAATATTGTTGGACAGGGAACTCTTTACTTTAACGAGCCAGTTAAAGAAATCTTTTATGTAGGTCAAACAGTAACAATTTCTAATTCTGGATCTTCTTACAATGGCAGTAAAGTTATTACAGCCGTTGGAGATTATTCAATCAGCATGACTACAAATCACACTACAGCGCAGCCTAAGCATGCCATCGCGCCTTATGGCTCAGTCGCTTCAAGAACTTACACAGACTGGACTACCGATATGGCAATCCAGCAAGCAGCTTTAATGATATCTGTTGAAATCTGGCAAGCGCGTACAGCCACCCTTTCAGGCAGTAACGCTGTCGATTTCCAGCCAAGCCCTTACCGAATGAGCGCGCAGCTTCTCGCTAAGGTGCGAGGATTGATCGCTCACGCACTTGATCCGCGTTCGATGGTGGGCTGATGCCTGTTGCCGTCACTACTCTTAGAACCACACTAGCAACTGCCCTAGTAGATAACGCTAAATGGCAGACCTTTGCCTTTCCACCTGCAACAGTCCTTGCTAATTCTGTAATTGTGTCTCCAGATGATCCTTACTTAACACCTAGCAACAATCAACACATAAGCATTAGTCCAATGGCTAATTTCAAAATTGTTATGACTGTGCCTTTATTTGACAATGAGGGAAACCTAAACGGGATTGAAGATACAGTCTGCGGCGTGTTCGCAAAGCTTGCAGCATCATCTTTAACCTATAATGTAAGCGCAATCAGCGCACCTAGTATTCTCAACGCTGCTTCGGGTGACCTACTCAGCTGCGAGATGTCCGTATCAATCCTAACGAGTTGGAGCTAAACATGTCCGAGTGGGAACAAGAAAACGCTGACTTCCTGAAGAAAATCGGGCAAGTAAGCACACCAGCACCAAAGCCAGTAACTACTAAGAAAGACGAGGAATAATCTCATGGCTGTATTTCTAAACAACAAGGTCGGCGTGAAGATTAACACTGTCGATCTTTCAGACCACGTTACAAGCATTACTCTTAACCGCACATTTGACGAGCTAGAAGTTACAGCTATGGGCGATTCTTCACACAAGTTCGTTAAGGGCTTGGAAGCATCATCCGTAACTATCGACTTCCTAAACGACACAGCTTCAGCGAATGTATTGGCAACACTACAGGCAGCATGGGGTACAACAGTCACATGTGTATTCCTACAGGAAAAGGGAACAGCAGTATCTGCTACAAACCCTCTTTACACTGTTTCATTGCTAGTAAACAACACTACAGACATCAATGGTGCTGTAGGCGATATGTCTACTCAGTCAATCACATTTACTGCTAACTCAACAGTCGCAGTAGCCACTACAGGCACATTCTAAAAAACTAACAAAGGGGCAAACCATGGCAAAACTAAAGATAGTTCGTACAGATGGAAGCGTGCTAGAAGGCGAGATCACTCCAGCAGTGGAGTACTCATTTGAGCAGTACGCAAAAAAGGGTTTCCATAAGGCATTTCGTGATGAAGAAAAGCAGAGCGATGTCTATTGGTTAGCATGGGAAGTAACACGCAGGTCAGGTGAAACTGTTAAGCCTTTCGGTATGGATTTCATTGAGACACTCAAAAGTGTCGAGGTGCTTGATTCAGACCCTTTAGCTTAAAGCGCGATCTTCCATTCACCTATCTAATCGCTAGGCTAAGCATTAGATTGGGAATCGCGCCACAGCAGTTATTAGATTTAGATAAGACCATGCTCGATGCATTAGTGCAAGGGCTCAAGGATGAAGCGAAAGAGGTGCGCGATGCCAACAGAGGTAAAAGGCGCAATTGAACTTCGCAAAGCCCTTAGACAGTTCACTCCTGATCTTGCTAAAGAAACTCAAAAAGAGATTGCAGCAATCCTCAAGCCTATTACTGCAAAGGCTCGTGGCTTTATTCCATCTAGCACACCTTTAAGCGGATGGGCTAAAAGCAATAACGGCACTTGGGGTAATCGAACTTGGTCATCATCTGAAGCTAAGCGTGGCGTTGGATATAAGACATCACCATCAAAGCCTAATCGTTCAGGTTTTCGTGCATTGGCTCGTATCGTCAATGCTTCACCTTCTGGATCTATTTATGAGACTGCTGGTCGCTTAAATCCACAAGGCAGACCTCAAGCTCCATTGGCTGAAGTAGTTGCGCCCGGCCATTCTAATTTTGGAAAAATGATTCGTTCAGGATCTAAAGGCGAATCTGTTAGTAATAACCCCAACGCTGGTCAGCAGTTCATCGATGCTATGAATCGCACTTCACTTATTGTCAATGCTTATCAAAGACAAGAAGGACAAAGGGGTCGCGCTTCTCGTAAGATGAAGGGTCGCGCAATCTTTCGTGCATGGGCTGAGGATCAAGGCAAGGCTAACGCGGCAGTTATCAAAGCGATTGAAGATTCTAAAGTTAAATTTGAGCAGAGAGTGAAGGGCAAGTAATGGCAGCAGATGTAAAGATTGATATTGCCGCCGAGTTCACTGGCAAGAAAGCATTTAGACAAGCTGAGACAGCAACAGACAAGATGTCTAAAAATGTCAAGAAACTAGCAGGCACATTAGGTTTAGCTTTTGGCGGTCAGGCAATTCTGTCTTACGGCAAGAAAGCAATTAAAGCAGCGGCAGAAGATGAAAAGGCACAAAAGCAACTTGCATTAGCTCTAAAGAATGTCGGGCTTGAGCGAGATGCTGCAAGCACAGAAGCCTACATCCAGAACTTACAAAGTGAGTTTGGCATACTTGATGACAAGCTGCGCCCTGCCTATCAGACTCTTGCTATAGCAACTCAGGACACAGCCGAGTCTCAGAGACTTCTTAATCTTTCGTTAGATATTGCGGCCTCAACTGGCAAAGACTTAGGCTCAGTTACATCCGCATTGAGTCGTGCATACCTAGGAAATAACACCGCTTTATCTAAACTCGGTGTAGGCATCTCTAAGGCAGATCTTAAAGCCAAATCTTTTCAAGATATCACAAATGAATTACAGGAAACATTTGCAGGATCAGCACAGTCTGCTGCTAATACCTTTCAGGGTTCAATCGATAAATTAGGTGTTGCTGCTGCTAATGCTTCCGAAATTATTGGTACAGGTTTAATTGATGCACTTAAAGGTTTAGGCGATGAAGATTCAGTAGATAACTTAGCCAAATCAATGGAGAGTGTAGCCACTTACACAGCAGATGTTATTCGTGGTATTGGTGTGTTAGTTGAAAAACTCAAAGGTTTACCCGGAATTGGTGCGCTTGATGTTCAGATGATTCCAATCATCGGAGCATATATCTCTTATTTCAATCAATTAGGTAAAGCATCTCAAGGTGGCAATGGAATCAATGCTCAAGGCTTAGCTCACCTTGCAGAACTTCAAGCAAAATATACGAGTGAAATACTCAAAGATAAAAAGAAGATTACTCAAGAAGAAAACAAAGCACTGAAGGCAGCTCGCCTAAAGGCTGCACTCGACAAAGCTAATCTTGCCCTTAGTAAGGGTGAAGAAGTCTTTGACATGGACAAAATCCAGAATGCAGCAGCTCTTGCTTCTCAGGCAGAGCAATTAGGTAAGGCAACTAATGGCACACAGTTACTACAGATTGCTAACGATACTGCTCGCCTAAATGTTAAGAAGTCAATTCTTGCGCTTGAGGATGCTATGGCTTCTAAGGATGAAGCTGCTATTACTGCTGCAACTAAGAAACTTAATGCGGACATAGGTATTCTTGGGGCTTTGACTGGACAAGATCTAAAACTTGCAAACATCAAAACAATTTTAGATAGCCTTAAACCTAAAGATCTAATAAACCTAATGAACCTAGAAGCGGCTCTTGCTTTGTTAGGCAAGATTAACGTTGCAACAGGCGGCTCGACCGCTGGGGGTTCAAGTACTGGAGTCGCAGCTAGTGGCATACCCGTAAACGACTTTATTGCACCTATCTCTACTTCTGGCGGATCTATTGCAGCCATTCTAGAATATGCAGATGCGGCTACAGCTAGAGCAAATGCTTTTGCCGATCTCTTAGACATGCAAAACGCGGCAGATGCAGCAGCCTTTAACGCAAGCTCTTTAGGTACTTCTGCTGGCAACACAATAATCGTTAATACAGGCATCGGCGATCCTAACGCTATTGCAGAAGCTATCGATCAAGTCCTCACAGATGCAGCCCAACGTGGCACATTAAGGCAGTACGCGACTCCATGACATGGCTCCCAGAATGGCGCGTAACAGTAGGTGATGATGTCTATACGACTGTCACTTCTGTGTCTTTTGCATCTGGTCGCTTAGACATTGACCGACAAGCTACAGCAGGTTACTGTCAAGTACAGATCATCAATGCAACAAATGCACCTTTTACTATCAATGTCACAGAGCCAATTACTTTAGAGCTAAAGAACTCATCTGGCACTTATGTCACTGTATTCGGTGGCGAGGTATCAGACTTTAATATCGGTGTGCGTAGCCCTGAAGAAGCAGGCTACATAACTACAGGCACTATCTTAGGCATTGGCTCACTGGCTAAACTAACTAAGGTTGTCTATAACACAGCACTTGCAGAAGGTTTAGACGGCGCACAGATTGCAGCCATTCTAGGATCAGCTCTCAATCTGTCATGGGCAGAAGTCACACCTACTGTAACTTGGGATACCTATCCAGCCACACAGACTTGGGAAACTGCTGAATCTTATATTGGTGAGATTGACTCAGGCTTCTACACAATGATCGCACTTGCAGCTAGTGCTTCTGCTAAGTCTCAGACCCTTGTCGATGAAATCTCGACCAGCGCACTAGGTCAGATCTATGAGGAAAAGGACGGGGATGTCTCTTATGCAGATGCAGACCACAGATCTAACTATCTTGCAGCAAACGGCTTTACTAACATCGATGGCGCATATGCAACACCATCCTCTATCACCGCAACAACTCAGATTGCTCGCATCCGTAACAGCCTTATCTATCGCTACTCCACAGGATACGGCTCAACCTACAGTGTCTCAGATAGCGACTCAATAGCCTCTTACGGCCTCTTTGAGCGGTCATTTGACTCTAACATTAAGAACCTTGCAGACATCACTCAGATCGGCACTAGAGAGCTTCTACTGCGTAAGAATCCACGCGGCTCACTAGGAGCAATTACCTTTCGCCTAGATAATCCCGACATGCCGAGCGCAATGCTTGACAGTCTTATCGGGGTCTTTTTTGGTCAGCCTATGCAGATTACAAACTTGCCTTCTAACTTGCTTGATGGGCAGTTCGATGGCTTTGTGGAGAATGTCGCACTACGGGCAACCCCTAGCTTTGTAGAGATTACCCTATACATATCAGCAACAGACTTCTCACTATCTACTACACAATGGGAAACAGTTATTCCTGCTTCACTCATCTGGACGGGCGTAAATGGTACACTTACTTGGACTAACGCGATCGGAGCACTAACCTAATGGCACTATCACCTAACTATGGCTGGTCAGAACCAGACAACAGCAGCCTTGTCAAAAATGGCGCACAGGACATCCGTGCATTAGGCGATGCTATTGACACATCTGTCTGGAATGTCGGCTATGGTCAAGCTGGTAAGAATAAATTTATTAATGGTAATTTTGGTATCTGGCAACGTGGCACAACATTAGGGCCAACAGTAGCTCTTAACCAATATCTTGCAGACCGATGGCTTTTAGCCTCTGGTGGAGATACTGTTACATACTCACAGCAATCTTTTACAGCAGGCTCTGCGCCAATTTCTAATTATGAATCACAATATTTTGCTCGCGTTGCAACTACTTTTGCTGCTGGTGCTTCTAATTTTGTTCAATTTTTACAACGCGTTGAAGATGTAAGAACCATCAATAATACAATGACAATATCCTACTATGCGAAAGCAGATGCAGCAAAAAGCATTGCTATTGAATTGTCTCAAAATTTTGGTTCCGGTGGTTCATCGACAGTGCTGACTTTTATTGCTAAGCAAGCATTGACAACATCTTGGGCTCGCTATTCAACGACTTTTACAATTCCTTCTTTTACTGGTAAAACTATCGGAGCAAACTCTTACGCAGATTTCCGATTCTGGCTATCTGCTGGATCTAACTTTGATGCTCGCACTGGGTCTCTTGGTCAGCAAAACATTACTTTCGACATCTGGGGTGTGCAGGTTGAGTACGGCTCAAAGGCAACACCATTCCAAACTGCAAGCGGTGGAAGCCCACAGGCTGAATTGGCTATGTGCCAGAGGTATTACCAAAGAATTACTCCAACAGCATCGGGTCAAAATTACGGCGTAGGATATGTTGCTGCAAATGCTGGAAGCCTTTTGATTGGTTTCCCAGTAGAGATGCGAACACGACCAACGGCATTGGAACAAAGTGGCACGGCAACAGATTACACAGTGTTACAAGCCTCTGGCGCAACCGTATTAAACGCAGTTCCAACTTTTACAAGTTCAACCACCTACAACATTAGAGTCAATTTTCCCACTGCTGGCATACTTATTGATAACACTTCTTGTATGGGTCGCAGTGCAACAACAACCGCTTATCTAGGATGGAGTGCGGAACTATAATGAAATACGAACTATTAACAACAAATGAAGAAGGCGTAAAAATCTATGCTCGTATTGATGAGGATGGTTTAACTCGCGTTACTTGCACAGAAGATAACCCTGACTATCTGGCTTGGTTAGATGAAACCTCAGCTAAGTAAAGCTGCTAAGCAACTGCGGGAACAGTTTGATGACACATTCCCAAGTCGTGACCGCACATCGGATGGTTGGATCGGTGATACCAGACATCAGGCTAAGCCTAGCGATCATAATCCCGATGCTAATGGCTGGGTTCGTGCCATCGATGTTGATCGTGATGTCAGTGGTCGGAGTAAACCAGACCTCATGGCAGATATTGCAGATCAGATTCGTCTCTTATGCAAGTCAAAAAAGGAACGCAGAATTACCTACATTATCTTTGATGGTCGAATTGCATCCAGCAAAAAGGCTTGGGCATGGAGAGAATACACAGGGGCGAATAAACACAACCACCACTGCCACATCTCGTTTGCGAAAGAAGCTGACAATGATGGGGCTTTTTTTCAAGTACCTATGTTAGGAGCAAGTAATGAATGAACTAAAGACAGCAGCAGGATCATGGGCAAGAGCCTTCCTAGTCGCAGCAATCTCAATGTACGCAGCAGGAGTGACAGATCCACAGGCACTCATCGCAGCTGGTATCGCATCGATCCTTCCACCTGTACTGCGCTACCTATCTCCTAACGATCCTTCTATGGGCATT